CAATACGACACTTACCTCCACCGGGATCCTGGATATGCGAGCTCCTTCCATCATTGCGACCGGTAACGTGGGAGTGGGGACGGCGACGCCTCTGGAAAAACTCCACGTATTTGGAGACATCCGTTCCAACGCCCTCGCGACCTCCACGGTCACGGGTCTGACCGACCTCGACCTCGTCTCGACCTCCAATACGAACATATCTTCGGTGAACACCACCCTAACTACGACCGGTGATATAACGGCAAAGTCTGTCAATACGACGCTTACCTCTACCGGGATCCTTGATATGCGAGCTCCTTCCATCCTTGCGACCGGAAATGTGGGCGTGGGGACGGCGACGCCCCTGGAAAAACTCCACGTATTTGGAGACATCCGTTCCAACGCCCTCACGACCTCCACGGTCACGGGTCTGACCGACCTCGACCTCGTCGCGACCTCCAATACGAACATATCTTCGGTTAATACCATCGTGACCTCATCGGCCAATACCTTCGTGTCAGGAGACAATATCATTCTCAATACCAGCAACGTAGGAATAGGTACGGCGACACCCATGGCTACCCTACACGTTCAGGGTGATTTCAAGGCCACCGGCAACGTGGAGATAGGAGTAGTTTCATACAATAAAGTACTCGGCGCGGGACCAATATTCACCATAACCACGTCCGACATAATGTTGCTTGGATCGACGGCCGTTGGAACCACCGGAACAGTTGGCGTGGGAACTACGGTTCCCGAAACTTCCTTGCAGGTATTGGGAGACGTGGCCATAGGAAAGTCTGGCGAAAATGCCGGACCCCATACCCTATTTTTCGGAGGACTCGTCAATGACGCAAGCCTTGCAGAAACCGTCATTGAAAATAGAACCCACGATGGAGCAAATGGAACCGAACTCCTTTTATTCAAGGGAAATAATGCAGATGCAAGTAATGGATACGATCGAATTCGTCTAAGGGCGGGTAGAATTGTATTGGATACGTTCCCTAGCACGACAATCACTAGAACTGCCGAAAATCCCAGAGTGACCATTCTCGAGGATGGAAAGGTCGGTATCGGGAAGACCGATCCGGGATACACACTCGAAGTGGCTGGAAGCACCAAGTTTGATGGAGGGGCAATGTATTTTGGAACGACCGAGGGTCTCACCAGCATTACCACCCTTAGAGTTACCATAGGCACCCAGGGTGGATTGGGAGGAACAAAACAAGTACAAGCCACGTGGCCAAACAGTTATAGTATTTCGGCAAGACTCATGGTTCAGGTCACCATAGATATTGACGGAATTTCAAACGATGACGACGATACATTTATGACAACGGTGACTGGTGTAAGCACGACGGGTTGTAAAATAAATGTAAGGAAATTCAACGGAGGAACGTGGTCAACCACCCTCTATGCCATGGTTACGGTATTTGAATTGTCAGTGACCCCCTAATTAAATTATAGATGATTATTAGAGAAAATCAATGTCTTACGTTGGTATAGGGACATCCAATCCCAATCACACACTGGAAGTTGCTGGACAGGCCTATATCGAGGCAATCGAGGGAGGAAATACATCACAGCAAGTTCCATTGGAAGTTTATAGTAACTATGCGGGTTACGATGATAGAGATTCATCTAGGCAGATACGACTCCGGGTCACTCCGTCAGCCTCGCCCACGTCGAACATCAACACAGACATGGGTATAGAGTATAATAACGGAAATTACTTCTTCATATCGGCTCCGGTGACGGATTCCATCAATGGAAACAAAAGTAGCTTTGTCATAAAATCTAGCGGAAATATTGGAATAGGTACCACGAATCCCAATACAAAACTTCACATTATTGGACCGGCAACTGTCATGGGAAGTATAACCGCTGCCGGTAATATCTCAACGTCAGCCGGAGGAATAAGCGTCACGGGAAATATAACGACCACGGGAGGAAGTCTGAGCACCACAGGAGATATCACGACTTCGGGGGGAGCTATCTCGGCGTCGGGAGATATCACGACTACGGGGGGATCTCTCTCTTCATCGGGAAATATCCAAACCGGTGGGAAGATAGACGCCGTCACGGGGTTTTTCACGGCAGGGAGTATAACGGCGACCGAAGCCATCATACATGGACCGGCCAACATAACGGGAGATCTCACCGTGGGAGGATCGGTATTAACCACCGGACTGGAAGTATCCGGAACACTGGCCGAATACATATCTCATACTGGAAATTTATCTACCAAATTTGGATTTCCCGACCTCGATGAATACTCCATAATCACAGGTGGGGAGCAGAGACTTAGCATTAAGACAACACAATCAATTTTTTCGGGAACAATAACTACCGCAAGTCTTTCATCTACGGGAGGAATTACCTCGGATACGGACATCATCAAGGGGGTCAGTCTCTCATCTACAGGAGGAATAAACTCGGACGCTGCAATAACTGCGGTGGGTACCGTAAAGGGATCCAGCCTTTCCTCTACGGGAGGAATTACCTCGGATACGGACATCATCAAGGGGGTCAGTCTCTCCTCTACGGGAGGAATTACCTCGGATTCGGGCGTCATCAAGGGCGCCAGTCTCTCCTCTACGGGAACAATAACGGGTTCGAGTATCTCCTCTTCCGGTGGAATTACATCGACCTCTGGCGTAATCAAGGGAAGCAGCCTCTCATCTACCGGATCAATATTTGCCGATAGTACGATCAAGGGTGGGAGTCTCACGTCGACCGCAGCAATAACTGCGGTGGGTACCGTAAAGGGCGCCAGCCTCTCCTCTACGGGAGGAATTACCTCGGATTCGGGAATCATCAAGGGCGCCAGTCTCTCATCGACCGCCGCAATAACTGCTGCGAGTACTATCAAGGGTGGGAGTCTCTCATCGACCGCCGCAATAACTGCTACGAATACGATCAAGGGTGGGAGTCTCTCATCTACCGCCGCAATAACTGCTGCGAGTACGATCAAGGGCGCCAGCCTCTCGTCGACGGGAGGAATTACATCGTCATCGGCTATCAGTGCAGGTTATAATACGGACGCCATATGCTACTTAGGAAAGGCGGGAATTGGATATGACAGCACTAATTCGGGAACGGCAACTTTTGCACAATTTACTAATTTAAACAATACCAGTTTTGCTTTACAACAAGGCGCCGCAGGAAAAACCACTATAAACAGAGCGTCGGGAAAAACCATTGAGTTCTCGGAGGCCGGTGGCACTGCTCAGATGACACTCTTTTCGGGTGGTAATTTAGGAATTGGCACCACAACAAATGTCGGAAATAAGCTTTACGTAAATGGAAATTTCAAGGCTTCTACATCAGTAGATGCCGGTGGAAATTATTACGCGTCTTCCACGGCAATTACGTCTGGTACCACGTGGATCGGCTCGGGAGGAGTCCAGACTTCGGGAACCATCCTTACTGATGGAAGTCTCGGCGTAGGGGTAACTAGTCCTGGCGAAAAGGTTGAAATCGCTCAAGATTCTGTATCTGTCACTAGCGATCCTAGTGTTAATAATTACGGACAGCTTTCATTGCGTTCTACTTCGAATTACAGTGGTGGTTCAAAACCATCAATCATGAAAATAGGTATAGATCATGCGGCCGGTGGATATGGTAAAATGTTTATACAGGGTATTGTTGATTACATACAGGCTAATGTGGATCTTCTTTTATGTCCCAAAGGTGGCAGTGTAGGAATAGGGGTAACTGATCCAGCCGAGCAACTTGAATTATCGGGAAACATATTGGCTAACGGGACAATAAGATCAGCGGGATCTGCTACTAGATCGAAGGCATGGTTGTATTTTGATAAAGCTCTTATAGCCGATGGATATACTCAAACGATTGATCTCTCACACAATCACGGATCTGTGAACAATAATAATGCCGATCCCGTTATTGCACATAATCATACCACAAATACTAAAAATATTAATGCCGACCATGCTGGTCATCTCACGTCTTATGCAACTAGTACTTCGGTTTCTTATGGTATCCGTTCTTCAAATTCTGTTGTATGTGACACTGGTGGTTTCTATTCAGCATCCGATAGAAGAATAAAGAAGCATATAAGGGATCTTGATTCAAATAAAATTGCGTCTTTGATGGGTAAATTGAGGTCTGTTGAATTCAAGTGGAAAAATACGAATAAACAATCATATGGTTTCATCGCACAGGAAGTTCAAAAAATTTTCCCAGAACTTGTGGATAATGTTGGCACGGAACACGTACAAAATTACAATGATTTCTTTGAGTATACATTAACGGACAATGTCATTAAAGTTAAAATCGTATCTTCCGATCCCGAAATCATCATCGTGGGGTCCCTTTTAGATTTCATTAGTAAGAATAAAAATCATGATTACATAACAAAAAAGGTTAAAAGTGTTATATACGATGGAGATGCCACGTTCGTGGAAGTCGATTATGACGAGAATATGATGACAAGGGATGAAACTATTGCAGTGTCGGGTATATGTTTAACCGATTATAAAGCAATTAACTATATAAATTTCATACCATTTATTATAAATTATATTAATACTTTGAAAAAGAAAACAATTGTACCATATTCTATCATAGAATGGTATGGCATTCCGGAAGATATTCCAGAGGGATACGTGCTTTGCGATGGAACCAACGACACACCAAAACTCACGGAAAGAATTGATTGTGTAAAAAATGTGTTAAAAATTATGAAAGTAGATTAGTAAATGGATTTCATCTATGAATACGAAAATTCAATGGACTCGGATTTTTGCGACGAGCTTATTAAATTTTTTAATAACGACCCGGATAAAATGGATGGCATGATTGGAAATAATGTCGTGGACAAGACAATAAAAAATTCAAAAGAAATTATTATAGATGTAGAATCCGATCCCCAAAAGTACGGTTATATATTTAAAAAACTTCATAATCAACTTGTCATCGACATAAATAAACTATGTGAAAATGAAGTCATAAAAAAATACGCATGTGATAAAAATATATTAATAGATTCATTCAAAATACAGAAGACATCTGCTGGCGACGTATGTTATAAACCTCACGTGGATAATACGAACTCAAGTTATGAAAATTTATTTAGAAATCTTACATTCATATATTACTTGAATGATGTGGAGGAGGGTGGAGAGACGCATTTCACTTCGCAGAATAAAACCGTCAAGGCAAAAAAGGGAAAGGTCATCTTCTTTCCGCCTTATTGGACCCATGAACACGAGGGTCTCACTCCCCTTTCGGGAGACAAGTATATCGCGGTGGGATGGGTGAAAAAAAAACCACTTAATTAGTTAATGATAATACAAAAACAAGATGCATTTGAACCTTCCTTATGCCAAGAACTCATCGAACTATTCGAAAGGGACGTCAGAAAGGAGCCAGGGACCTTTGGAAACTATATTCATAATCCTCTTGTAAAGAATTCAATAGATTTATTTATTAATATAGATGACTATCCAGAAATATATGGAAATATATATAAAAAATTACACACTAAATTGATGAACGATTTTAGGGATTTGAAATTGTTTGATTTTTCAATCGAAATCGATACAATAAAAATTCAAAAAACGACAAAGGGAGATTTATGTTATATACCACACATTGACAACGATCATCATCCCTCGGTTTGCAATCGATTTATCGCATTCATCTATTATCTAAATGACGTGAAAGATGGGGGAGGAACACACTTTTTAAACCAAGGCGTGACCGTTTCGGCAGAAAGGGGAAAGGTTGTTTTCTTTCCACCTTATTGGACGCACGTTCACGAGGGTCTCACTCCCCTTTCGGGAGATAAATATATCATGACGGGATGGTTTAAAAAAATAATACTATGATAATTTAGAATGATAAAAATAACCGACAACTATCTACCGGATAAAGAATTCAATAATTTAAAAAATATAATTATGGGAAAGGGATTTCCTTGGTTCTTCAATGACGTAGTGGTAAATGATCACGAAGTCAATGACATTGAAATATTTCAGTTCGTTCATTCCTTTTACGAAAACGACCGAGGATGGGTGAATGAGGGAAAATTGTATTTGACATCTTTACTGAAAAAAATTGATCCCTATAAAATATTGCGAATAAAGGCAAATTTAAATACCTATAAGCCAATACCAAATAGTGAAAATTTTCATGAAGATTTTCCAAATTTCATAAAACCATATTTTTCCTCTATTTTCTATTTGAATACAAACAATGGATACACGCTATTCAAGAACGGAAGGAAGGTGGAAAGTGTTGAAAATAGAATGGTGACCTTTTCGGGAAATATGGAGCACACCGCGATTGGATGCACAGACCAAAAGAGAAGGGTAATTATAAATTTTGTATATGAGTGAAATACTGGTAGCCTTAGAGGGTAGATTAAAAGATTAGATAGAATGTTGCTGGTTCCCACATCCAAATGTACGTGGTGTGACGTTCCAGTGGGATGGAAAAGCGAAAACAAGTTTGTGGACTTTTGTCTGGAACGCTACGGCGAAGAGATGAAAATACCCATAAACTTGTATTTGAGGAAATACTATTGTAGGAATAAGAGGAGTTCGTCTCTGTGCCACTCGTGTAGGAGTATAGACATGAGGAAGTGGAAGACCAGGGAGATAACGGGGAGGTGCCCCCTTGCCTACATAGATTTTGTAAAGCACCACGACTACGCCGACGAATTCGAGGACAAGATGTACGATCAAAGGTGGTTCCATAAGTGCTACAAGGACTACATGTGGGTGGAGTTTCATTCCTACGACGCCTTCATCGAGGTCATCGAGGTCAGGGAATTCTTGATATGTGGAGAGTACATAGACGTAGAGGAATACTTCGAAGAATTGCCAGACTACTACGAGGAAATGGTCCGTTCGCATCTTGGGGTGGACGAAGAGATGGTGGCCCTTTGGGACGAGGACTTCGAGAATATAGAGGGTTTCGTCACGCCAGAAGAGCTCGAATTATTAAGTGATGTAGAATAAATGCACGTCCTCATTTCGAGCAACGGAACACCATTTGAGGGAGCAAAGGGAGGTTATCCCGGACAGATAAAGTACCTCATCGATATATTCATAGCAGGTGGACACACAGTCACGGTGGTCATGTGGGCAATCTGTGGAATAAAGCACGTGGGGGTCATCAATTACAGGGACCTGGTGGAGAACAACATCATGAGCAATGAGAACAGGGACCCATGGTCTCAGGCACTTCTAGACCGACCCGAGGTCACCTTCATAACCAACTTCAAGGAAAAATTCCCGTGCCAGTTGGAGGTGGAGGATTTCAATGAATGCATCAGGCGATGTGGAGCCAATCGTCTCATTGCTATTCAGGATATATTCATTATAAATGGAAAAACCGATGCCAAATTCGCATGTCCTTCTTACATCTGGTTTCCCCTCCACTACGATCCCATTGACGAACCCACACTGTCCGCCCTAAAGAAGTTCGACACGATCCTATCCCTTTGCCCCTCCACATCGGATAGGGTCATCAATCAGGCCGAAAAGGAATCGATAGTGGTTCCACACATAGTGGAATTCAGAACTCCCCTCCATCCAGGGATGACCAAGGAGATCGTAAAGCAACGCTTCGGACTTTTTGGTCGCTACGTGGTGCTGACCAATTCGGGAAATTACGAGATGAGTGGGAGGAAGTCCATGGACACCACCCTTCTGGCCTTCAAGCTCTTCAAGGAAAAATGTCCCGAGGCCATCCTCTGGATTCACGCACCCACACTAAATCAGACGCCCATCTATGACATGAACTACCTAATCAAATCTCTGGGATTGAAAAGTGGAGACGTGAAGATAACGGAGAATACGGTAGACGAATCCACCCTACAACAGATGTACCTGGCGGCGGACGTATACCTGTGTGGATCCAGGGCCGAGGGGTTCGGCCTTCCTCAGTTGGAGGCCCAGTACTATAAGGTTCCCGTGGTCACCACGAGCTTCGGCGCCATGGACGACTACTGCTTTCACGGGGTGAGCGTTCCCTACATTCAGAGGGCCTACAACCAGACCCAGAACGCATGGTGGGTCATGCCGAGCGTGGAGGGACTGGCGAGGGGACTGGAGAAGGTCTACCTGGGTGACCTGGAAACCAGCGGAGACGATGCCGCCAGAAAGATAATGACCTCAATGTCCATCGAGGAGGTCGGCCAAAGCATCCTCGCTATTATGTTTAAAAAATAAGATGGCTTTTTATTAGTTATGAGGGAAGAAACACCTTTCCTTTCGGTCTTCACCAAGAAGACTAATTTCATTACCCAGACCTTCAATACCGATTTTAAGAGAATCGCTTTCGGAGGTTCCGGAACATTTACCCTTCCCCGGCACGGCGACTTCGTGACCAGGATATTCGCGTGCATAATCTACGATAGTGCCAAGTCCACTGGCGTTAACCAGGGACACGCCATGATAGAATACGCCGAATTGCAGATGGGGGGTCAGACCATTCAGAGGGAGACCGGAGAGACCCTAAATATGAGAGTGTGCCTTACAAACCAGGAACAGGAGTCTTACTCGGTCGCCCAACTATATAGGATGCTGGGTGGAGGACCCGGCGCATCCTTCGTCAATACAGAACAGTATCCCCGTCCCTATACGCTCATGGTCCCCCTCGAATTCTACTTTAATGGCAATACCAGTCGGGCCCTTCCCCTTACGGCCCTACGATTCCAGGGAGTCGACGTGGTCATTGGATTTAGGGAGGCCGCCCGATGGGGAGGAACCGACCCCGGTGTGTCGGACGCCAAGGTATATCTTCAAGTGGAATACGGCTACGTAGATGCACCCACCCTGAAAAGTATCATAAGCAAGCCTTTATTCTTTCCGGTGGAGCAGTTTCAGTTCCAGGAGGCAAAACTATACCAGGGAGACACTACCTTTACTTTCCCGGACAGTGATATTTCCAGGAGCACCGGAGTTCCCTTTTCCAACCCGGTCAAGGCGGTATTTTGTTTATTTCAGTCCACCGACTTTGAGACGGGAAATGTATTCGACTACACGAGGGGATTCAAATATTCCCAGCTTACCGATTTGCAGGGGAATGACTTCCTCAAAACGTTGGAATTCGAACTGGACGGAGGGACGCTCATTCCCGAGCTGGTGGGTACGGTTGAATTCCTTAGGGGGTATCAATACTACGCCTACTTCCCCGGCTCCACCCAATCCCTCGAGTCTGGCGATGATCGTCTATTTTCTTATATCTATGCATTATCCTTTTGCAGGGATCCAATGAATAGACAGGTCATGAACGGCAGTCTCAATTTTTCCACCATTCGGAATTCGCTAATAAGGATAAAGGCCAAGGGGGCGGGTGGAAATGTGACGGTCTCCAAAATCAGTAAGGGAATTAGGAATAAGGGAATCCATCTGGATAGTGTAAACGGTATTTCCGTAGGAGACTACCTAAGGTCCAAGAACGTGAAGAACGACGCGACCGCCGTGACCATAGAACCCACTATGACAGTATTTTACAACAAGACGGGTGGAAGCGAACTGGTTATCACGGAGCACGCCAGGGCACTCAATCTCGTTTCGGGAACGACTCTTACCTTTTCGGACTCTACGACTGTGTCAGTCGACAGGGTTCCCTCGGGTTCGGGCTCCCTGGGTACGATTCATCAGGCGAATACGGGT